TAAGAATATAAAATAACCCATCAATAAAGCTCCCGCTACGGGAGCTCCAACTTCCATTATCAGTTCAAATATTTCCATACAATCTCCATTTCTACACTAGTATTTATACAAAAAAGGGATCCTAGAAGGATCCCTTTCGTCATAATTTTAACTATTTATATTGTAAAAGACTCACCACAACCACAATATGCTTTTGCATTTGGGTTGATAAATGTAAATCCTTCGTTGATACCTTGATATTGATAATCAAGAGTCATGCCGTCTAAATAGGCAACTGAAGGTTGATTGATCCAAAGACTGAATTCACCGTAGTTTAATTCAAAATCGTCTTCTTCGGGTTCTCCTCGTAAAAAATCAAATTCATACGCGTAACCACTACAACCACTACCCTTAACTCCAATACGAATGTTCTTATTTGAGTTAGAGCTTGTCTTTTCTTGAAGCTTGACTATTGCTTCGTCTGTCAACTCAACAATCACTTATTCTTCTGAATAGATTGTCCAAAGTCCATAAACTAAAGCAGGCCATGCCAATAATTTGACAAGAGGTGCTGCACAGATTACTAAAAGTGACATTCCACAAATAGCAATACCGTCCCATGATGTTCTTTCGGCTAATCTAGCCTTAATGAAATCTACCATATTTTCTCCTTTTTTGGTTTGCAGTAGTATTTATAACAGTTATGGTGTTGATACCGGCCAAATTGAACGATCTTTATACTTTTCTAGTATGTTTTTTGTGGGAGAATCTTTTGATATTTCTTCTATACCGTTTAATCCTGGGTTAGCGTTTACTTCTAAACAATATGGTAATTCATTTTCTCTATCTTCTGATGGTAGTAAATCTACACCTACTAGTCTCCCACCAAATTCTTCTGCTATTCTAATTGATTCTGTTCTTTCTAAATCTGTTAATTCTATTTCTTCTGTTGTCGCACCCATAGAAGCGTTACTTCTGATATCATCACTCATGACATTTCTTCTCATAGAACCTACAACTTCACCTTCACAAACAACCACTCTTATATCATAATCTATTTTAATAAATTCTTGAATAATAACAGGTAAATATTTATTATATAGTAAAGTCATTTGAACTAGTGCTTTTAATGATCTTAAACTTTCTACAACAACTACACCGACACCTGTTTGTGTACCTGTAGATGATTTCAATACTATTGGGAAATCTGTACCCAATTTTTTAACAGTATCTTCAACTGTTTCTGAATGAACTATAGGTTCTGTTTTAGGTGTTCTGATATCATGTTGTAAACATTTCAAATAACTCATGTATTTACTGTTACATAAATCATAACTGTTTATTGAATTTAAAACAAAGTAACCTTCTTCTTCTAAATTTCTCATCATATCATACCAATTTCTACTACCTGTAAATCCAAGTGTACCCAATCCTCTCGGCATTATAATCCAATCTGCTGGATTTATTTTAATGGGTTTTTGATACTTGTAATTACCTTTATGATCTGGTAACTCAACTTCTAAATCATCATCTAAAGGAAAAGAATTTACTTCGTGGCCACTGCTAGTTTTACTAATATGTAATCCTACAAAGTCAGCATGTTTTATTGTAATACTTAACTGTTTTGCGATCTTATCAATTATAGGGGTTGAGGGTTCTTCTCGTGCTGTATCTCTAACAGATGCTGCTGAATGACTTATTACTAGAATGTTATATGGTTTAATATCTTCTTGTAGACTTACAAACTCTTTAAGACTTTTCATTGGTACTATTTGGCTACTCCAATGTTATACTTCGCAACAAGACTCCATTCGTTTTTTTCTTTGTGAGGTAATACTTTGATCTGGCTCATAGGTGCAAGTGGTGTTGATGCTTGTTCTGGTTTCACTATTTTTAGTAGTTTCCATTCTTCTAATAGTCTTGCTATAGCGTTTCTTCGTGCTATATCATTTTCAGTAATAGAAGAATCTTTACCATCTAAAGCAAACAGTTCTTTGAAATGTACTAGATAGTACTTACCGCGTTTGTGTAATATATGACAAGATTGATAGAGAGTTCTATCTTTCCTTGACGCTACACCTATTCGTGTTAATGTTTCTCTGATCTTGAGAAAATCATCATTCTCATTGAATGATATTTCCAACATATTTTCTATGTCATAACTCATCTCACTCCACCCTTATTCAATCTTTTTCTTAGAATCCCGATTTCTCTATTGTTCAATATTGTCAAATATTCTTCTGCTTTCTCTCGGGAAATTTCATAGTAATCCATTACGATTTTCAAATCGTCTACTAATTCTGGTTTACTCCATTTAGCAAACCTTTTTCGTTTTCTAATACTATTTAGTAAATAATGATATTGTAGCTTGTGAGAAATGTCGAATCTTCGATTCATTTCATTTGAGTAGAGAACACAATCTTGATGATAAGAAAGTGATCGATTGACTAAAAAAGGAGCATACTCTTTCTCATTAAGATCATTCATAATGTCCTGTTTAGTGTAAGTTATTGAGTTCGCGAAATCAAACGGATTCATGATACTCCCAAGGAAATACTATCCAGGAGCCATCATGAGGGTGAGTAAAAACTATATTTGTTGATTCAAATTCATGATTGTTCGTTGCGTCTTCATTACCGAATAAACAGTATCCAATTATGTTTGGCATCGGAGAAGGTTTAGTTCGTTCTTTTTTAACAAAGTCTATAACTTTATTCATTGTTGTTCCTGTGTCGTAAATGTCGTCTAATACTAATATTGTTTGTCCTTCAGCGTAATCATTTAGATTATTATTCTTAAAAATTGATCCTTCTGTAGTAGCGTTGTGCATCCAATAAGGTTGTTTGTCATTACCATCTCTTGTTTGAAATCCTACAATAGACATAGGTACATCTCTCATATTAGATACATGAGAAGCCATACCAAGACTACCTCGATAGATACCAACGACATGATCACATTTGATCCAATCTGTAGCTCTCATATCTTTAGCGTAATCAGACCAAGTATAATAAGTTTTATTATCAATCATCTTCATAGTATTCACCTTCAAGTTGATCTTTAAGTGTTTTTAACAAATCTAATAACGAATCTCTTTCGTCTAAGTCTGTTAAAGTGTCTAATTCAATTTCTAATTTAATCTTCATACATCTAGTACTCCCGGCCAATGTTCTGGCACTTTCTCTGGTGCTCTTTGTCTAGATAACCAATTCGTTAAAAACTCATCATAGGAATTGATTGTTCCGAGTCCTGTTGTATCAACTGGATTGTTAATCCTTCTGTCTAATTCAATCATGAAATTACCGATAGTGTTTGTAACCCACAACCAAGGTGTTAAGTATCTACCATGAATAGCAGTATCAAAATCTTTCCAGAATCTTCTATCACCATTTACATTTTCTACTGACCATTTTGTCGAATCATTAATCAATTGCATTGGTTCTGTAATACCAAAATCATTTAATGTCTGTCTATCGTAATCAAATAGTTCATTGACAACTGGTAGTAATTGGTCTGTATGAATTTGTGATAATCCTTTCTTTGACCTATGTACAACATCTACATCAATATTAACAAAGTCTTTGTTTCTGTATCTTGAATAGAACCAAGATGAAGCATGAGAAGATGAATCATAAGATAGATTCTCAATGAAACTAAAGTAATCAGGTGATAGATAGAACGGAGACAAAGCTTCGTGATTACCTACACCTAATAAATGAACATTATTTTTAATTACATCAGGTATCTGATATTCTTTCATTGCATAAATCATTTCACATCTATGAGCGAATGAGTTACCATTACATAGTGAACTTGGTGCAACACCACATACAAACATATTAATTTCATCATCTGATAGTCCATTACATATCAATTCAATATATTCTTTGTATGTTTCTACTGATTGACCTTGTGATATTAACATCATCTTTGCTTTAGAATCTTCTTGTTTGAATACTTCTATTTGTCTTTTAACATTAGCTAATGTTGCTGTAGCAGCTCGTTTGATATCACTTCTATCAAATCTTCTACCAAGTAATGATGCTTTCATAGAATTACCACCGATAAGTGATAAATCAAATTCAATAGGAATCTCATCAAATATCATTGCTACATCACAATACTTTGCTTGATGATGATATACTTTATCTTTTAACTCTGGTGTAATACCTTTTGATGTTCTTGCCATTTGAAGACCACCTGAGTCAGCAAATAAACGATGCCATGAATCGTTCATTGTTTCTGTCATAGTCACACCATGTTTTCTTTCTTGATGTGCGTTGTATAATAACGATAGATTTTGATTATCAAATCTATCGTCTAAATCAATTATTTTTTGATTCATGTGTTTTATATAAGGTTCTGCGACTACGGGATTGTAATAGAGATCATCTATACCCATAGTTAGACCTGAGACTACATATTCAAACTTCATGATTTTAATGCCAAACTCATAAATTCACTTCTTACTGATGATTTATCAAAGAAGAATCCACCCAATTTAGATGTTGTCATACCTGATGATTGATCACCTATACCTCTTGACTTAACACAAAGATGTTCTGCTTGAACAAGAACAGCAATGTTGTCTGTATTCAAAATGTATTGTAAAGCATAGAATATTTGTTCTGTTAATCTTTCTTGAACTTGTGGTCTTCTTGCAAAGAAGTTTACAATTCTATTTAATTTAGAAAGTCCAACTACTGTATCGTTTGGGATATAAGCTACTTGAGCCATACCATTAAAGTTTACAAAGTGATGTTCGCACATTGAATGAAATGTTATATCTTTTTGTACAACCATTTGATCGTATCCCATCTTGTTTTCAAAGACTGATACTTTTGGAAACTGGTCATAAGATAATCCTGAACACAATTCAGATACATACATCTTGGCTACTCTGTTTGCTGTTCCTGATATTGAATCATCTTCTCTATCAAGTCCCAACACATCAATAACAACTTCCATGTTTTCTTCAATCAGTTCTATTTTTTCGTCAATGTTGAGTTCACTCTCAACTATAGGTGTTTCCACACCTTTTTCTAGTAGATATTTTTTTACTTGATTACCAAGTTTTTTATCTGTTTTCATATTTTCTCCATTTTTTGTATGTGGTTTTGTCACATATAATATATTAAATCCTAACCAAAATAGTAAGGATTCTCTTTAGTTTCAAACCTTTTCATAGGTTCTAACTCGCTTTTTTGTAAATCCATAAGATACAGAACACCTGATTCTGTTTCTTTTGAATTATCAAACTTTGTTGATGAAATATTTAAATCTTCATCATAGTACAATGGACTAATTTCATTTCTGAATAAAGTCAAAGCACTGTACCTATCTTCGTATCTAGCACAACTAAATGTGCCATCTACATTATCTAGATCATTACCAAATAGTAAATGTCTATGTAATAATTCTGTGTCCCAATCAACATGGCCATATTCATGTTGCCATGATTTAACTTGATAATCTTTAACAATACCATTGTGCCATAGAAGATCAGCGTTAATATTTGATGGGTGTGTTTTAACACTATCTGTTGTCGGTGCTTGAACATGACCTAGATAGTATGTAATGTATCCTGTAGTATTTACTTCATTATGTTCTTTAACCCAATGATCATCAAACAATCCTAATTGTCTCTGAGTAAATAGATGTTCTGCAGATGAATCTCCAAAACTTTTAAATCTATTAACAACAAAAGCTGATGTTGAATTAGAGTATTTACCTCGATACTGATTTAATTCAGCTAATTCTAAAAACTTTTCTTTATCACTACTTCCAAATATTGCACACATTATAATTTCCAGTCTATATCTATGTCGTAAGGAATAGGGTCTTTTCGACCAACCTTTATGAAGTTCATTATTCTTTCAGCACAAGAAGGACACTTACCACAAGATACATCACCTCTTGGATTATAACAAGTCATTGTATGTTTTAATAAATCAAATTGTCCTAGATTTATTGCAACATGAATTTCATCTGCTTTAGACATTTGACTGAACGGTGCTTCGATTATCACTTGATGTTGTCTGTTTTGAGTAGCTACATTATTCATTGAGTCTACAAACTTTTGTGTCGTATCCCAATAACCATATTCATCATGTACTTGTAATCCTGTAATAACTTTATTACAACCTTGAACTTCTGCATGACTCAATGCTAGTGATAACAGAATCATATTTCTAAAAGGTACATAAGTTACTGGTTGAGGATCACCTAACACTTCTTTAATGTTTGGCATCTTAACACTTGTGCCTGAGATATTCGCTGACATTGGTTGAGCAATCTCACCTAGTATACCCAAGTTAAGTATCTTATGTTTAATACCTAATTTGTTAGTAAGTTCAAACGCTTTCTCAATCTCAATTCTTTGTTTCTGATTGTAATCGAATGTAATAGCTTGTACATTATTACTTCCATACTTATCAACGCACATCATAGTCGCGACGGAACTATCAAGTCCACCACTTAATACTACTAATACTTTATCTTTCATTTTATCTCCATAATTAAATTGGTAATACACCTTGAGGTTTATTCTCATTTACAAACTTTAGTAAAGCAGAAAAGTGATCTCCGATACCTCTGTTTCTACCTATCAACTCAATAGTTTTATCGAAGTATGTGTTCAACACATCTCGATATAATTTACCACCGTAGATGTTGATCTCACCTGTAGGTAATACATTTGGTCTACCTTGTTCAATCAATTCTACTGATCTTGTCTCATTCATTTTCAATTCATACCACGATATTAGTTCTGACGAATGAATCAGTCCTAACTTAGCAGATAGTATCCAGACATCTACAGTATCTAACAAATTCTCTTTACGAATTAGTTTGAATGCTTTACCTTGATAGATATCAATAGCTTTGTGAGTACCTTCTAGTTTACTCTGGCAACATGATACAATAAGAGACTTAGCCATGTATATGTCCTATGTGCATTCCAATTAAAACACCTACTGCTAGTACTATCCAATCAAAAAAGAAGTGCATTACAAAACTACCAACGAATAGTGTTTTCCAATTACATCTACATATTTCAATTTGTTCTTTTATTGTATCTATCATGTTCCTATCTGATTCCCAAAAATGTAACAATGAACTCTTGCTGATACATTGTATCCTCTATCCATTGTTTGTATTGTTATTTCTTTCGCGACTTCATCTTGAGATTCTTCTGTCGCTCCTACAGGCATTATCCATATCGGATAGTCAACACCCACTTTTCTAAACTTCACGATTGAATCTTCAATCTCGTCCCAAGCTTCATCTGTACCATTACATACAAATTTTAATTGTCCAACTTCTGATAGATCATGATATTGTTTCACTATCTCTGGTTGAACACCTTCTTTCTCACCAGCAACACTCCATAGTTTCGGACTGACTGAAAAGAAAAACTCTGTTGTATGTTCTATACTTTGAAGATAGTTGTGAAGAATAGGGTCTAAAGGTCTTGTACCATTTGTCTCCCATGTAATATTAGTAAATTTTCTACGACCAAACAGTCTATCCATTTCTTCTAAAATCTTTACTGTATTCTTCTGAGCTGCTTTCATCAAAGGTTCACCACCAGTAAAAGCTATATGTGTATTTTCGTCATACATTTGATCATAAAGTCTTTTCGCTACTTCTTCACAGGTTTCATTCTTTTGAATTTTAGCAAACTTCTTACTCCAAGAATAAGATGAATCACAACCATATTTCCATACAGGTAAGTCTTCTACATTCTGTACATCAATAAGATCAAAATCTTTGTATGGTAATTGATATGTTGACGGATCAGTAGGATCATCTTGACCAAATCCATTACATTCAAGATTACAACCGAAGAATCTCAACCATGTAGTTGGGACTCCTGTATAGTGTCCTTCTCCCTGAATACTTCTAAAAATTTCCGAATACAGCACTGTTACTCCCATGTTCAAATACTTTAACTGATCTTACTTTAACTCTATCGTCTTCGAAATGTAGTTTACAAAATTTAAATACTTCTTCTGCAAATGCTTCACAACCTACATTGTCTATTACTCTCAAGTCAATTAGATTAAGATTATCTAACATCAAAAATGTTTCATACTCAGGATCATCTTGAGCTATTACAGTTGTATGATCAAAAGTTTCTTTTAGATATTTCTTTAGTAATCCTAGATCACCGAAATCAATAACCCAATTCTGTTCATTCAATGTTGAAGACTCGAATGTTATTTCAAAACCTAATGCGTAACCATGTATTAGATTACAATGAGAGTCTGCTCTCCATTGTCTGAAAGCACATGAATGACCTGTCTCATTACCATATGTTTTTACAACCCTGTAAGGTCTTAGTTCTGTTCTTTCTCTATAATTCAATTTAATTTACACTCCATCATTAATTCAGTCATACATGCTACCATGTTAACTTCTTGATCAGCGACAAACGCTGACTTATATGTGTAGTCACTCAATATTATTATTGCTTGTGGTACACTACTGTTCTCCATTCTAGTAAACAAAGCATCATATATTTTTCTGTATAATGCTTGAGGATCATTATGTATATTTAGCGCTACCCATTTTCTCATTTTTGAGAATTCTTTGTCACGAATAAAACTTAATACTTCTTGTAAAGATTCATCATCTAAGTTTGCAAGAACTCCACTATCAATCTTACCCGAAGCTGAATACTTTTGTAATTCATTTAGAACTCGTCTAAAGTCTGGAAAGAACTTCTGAACTAGTTCTACAACTACTTGTTCATTGTATTCGATACTTTCTGTTTTAAGAATGTCTAGTATTCTTTGAAAGATACCACCTGCTATCTGAGGTTTCTGACTAGATTCAATCGTAAAATCAACAACACTACATCTTGAATGTAGAGGTTGGATAATTCTATTCTTGTAATTACAAGTGAATATAAATCTACAGTTCTTAGAAAATTCTTCTATGAATCCTCTGAGAGCTGGTTGAGTTGATTGAGGATTTAGATAGTCTGCTTCATCAAGAATTACAATCTTCGGACCACCACCTAATGATACTGTAGACGCGAACTGTTTAATCTTAACTCTGAGAGTATCAATGTTTCTTTCTTCTGAACCATTGATCATTACATAGTCAGCATCTAATTCATTACATAGTGACTTCGCGACTGTAGTTTTACCTACACCTGCTGTACCACATAATAGTAGATTTGGTATTTCTTTGTTGTTTACAAAATCTTGAAATATCTTTTTTGTTTCTGTCGGTAGAATACACTCGTTAATAGTTCGAGGTCTGTATTTTTCAACCCATAAAAAATCTTCTTTCACTTCTACCCTTCATTATAAGTTGAATCAGGTTCTAGTGCTATAAAGTATTCTACTGAAATATTTCTATTAGTAAAATGAGCAATTCCTTTTGATGATACAAAAACTGTATAATCACCACCCAATACTTTAATGTTGTCCATTCTTAAAAACATTTCGTATGTTGAACCATTACCTTGAGCGACAGTTCTACTATATACATTTGAAGTAGCATTTTTCTTGTCTTTAACTGTTAACTCAACTGTAGTTCCATCACTTGAAAGGACCATATCGGGCAATGATAGTACCGACGATGCTTTAAGTAAGCTCCCAAGTACATCACCATCAAGATCAAAAGTGATCTCCGGTTCTGGCATTGTAATATCTTTCTGTGGTGAAATGACCATTTGAGGATCAGCATAGTAATAAGTTACTGAATTGTCTCCTTCATTGACATTAACTGATTCACCATTGAATTCAAAGTCAGGAGTATCAAATAAAGATACTGCTCCTAGATATTCTGATAGATCATAAATTGAATGTTCTTGTTCAAAGGTTTCATCAACGATTGCTTTTGCAAAGATATTCTTCATCGCTGATACAGTTGTTATTTCATTACCGGACTTAACTGTTATCCCGGAATTAATTGTTGAAAAATTATTCAACAAGTTTAGTGTGTTGTCACTTAGTTTCATTTTGATTCACTTTCTCCATTATTTAAATCATGCACATGAAGTGCTATTATGCCATAATGTAAAACTTTCATTAAGTCTTTACGATTATAACCTTCTTTTTTACCATATCGTTGAGCATACTTGAGAATGTTTCCTATACAGAATCCTTCTCCATGACCACCGTCTATTATAAATTCGGTTGCTTGAAAATTGTTAGATGAATAATGTTGTCCATAAGTACTTTTAATATAAAGATCAAGTTCTTTGATGATTCTATCTTCTGAATACTT